ACACGTTCATGCGCGAGGCGCTCACGCTGGCGCGCGCGTCTGGCGCCGTGGGCGAAGTGCCTGTCGGCGCCGTGGTCGTCATGGACGGGCAGGTGATCGGACGCGGGCGCAACCAGCCGATCACTGCACACGATCCCACCGCCCACGCGGAGGTGGTGGCGTTACGCGACGCTGCTGCACACGCGGGCAACTACCGGTTGCCTGGTGCGACGCTGTACGTGACGCTTGAACCCTGTCTGATGTGTGTCGGGGCACTGGCGCATGCCCGGGTGGGAACCGTGGTCTACGGCGCGACCGAGCCCAAGGCCGGCGCCATGGAATCCACCCAGCGCGCGCACGAACACCCCGCGCTCAACCATCGCATGTTGGTCGTGTCTGGCGTCCTGGCGGCCGAGTGCCGCGAGCTGTTGCAGTCGTTTTTCTCCGGCAGACGGGGCTAAAGGTTGCCGGGGTCGGCCCCGATGTGCGATCCTAGTGGACCGTCCCCCCTCTGCGGAGAGGTACCGAAGTGGTCGTAACGGGGTCGCCTCGAAAGCGTCTTGCCCGCAAGGGCACGTGGGTTCGAATCCCACCCTCTCCGCCAAAACATCAAAAACGTATAGCAATTTTTAATGATCTATCGTTTATCCCACTTTAAATCCCACATTTTGATTGTCGTCCGTCCTGTCCACCGCCTCCTTGCTGGCTGGCCTTGCATCAGTCGGAGTGCCGAGACTGCTTCCCTCCGCCGGCTTTCTCCGAAATCCAACGAGCGCGCTTTCGCTTGAGCGTGCCCTCGGCCAATTCGGCGTCGCCATTTTCAAAGAGCAGCTCGTTCAACACGCACTCAACATCCTTATCATTAAATGATCCAGTCACAACCTGCACCATGATCGAGAGCCGGACTTGGGCGTGACCCGTTAGGGGCTGTCGCCGACCGTCGATCTGACGCCGCAGGCTGGATGTATCGACTCGTTGCCGCTTCACGAAGTCCCTGAAGTCATCCATCAGGGTGACCAGTTCTGCCGTGGGTGGCTCATCTTCAGGAACACGGAACCGATTTTCCCAGAGGTAGTCATCGAATTGCTTGCGTCGGCTTGTTAGAGCACTCAGGGCACCCAGCGCGTGCTCCGCACACTTGTCCAACTCGTCCAGCTCACGGGTGATGTGTCGCTGCGCATCAGACATTCTCTTGGTCTGAGCGGCTTCCCAGAAACGCTGGGCGAAGAGGTCGGGCTGACACCCTTTGGTGACCAACCGACCAAACGCCCTTGACGCTTGTAGAGTCAACGCTCCAAGAAACGGGACCTTCAGCCGCTTCTGCCAGTACCCGGCGTCCCGATCCCAGACGTCGTCAAGCGCCTTGTCCGCGGAAGCAATTTTGCCCACCCGCAGCAACCTCTCCACCGATTCTCGCTGGTCGGGCGGCTTCGGATGGAGCCTACCGACGCTAGAGGGCGTCCCCGCCTGAAGGACCTCGCAATAGTCCAACCATCGTCGCTCGAAACGCGCGTCTTTTTGGGACCGGACGGTGATCGGCATGTTGTTCTCCCAGGGGACGCAACTCCGCTGAAGTTCCGTCGGTTGGTGTCCCCGGTTTATTCGCTGATCGGAGCGTCAATGGTAGCAGCGGTCAGGGAAGTCCAGGCCGACTGATAGGAGGCCATAGGATGTTGACGAGAGCACAACGAGCTTTATCGCACATAGCGGCGCTACCAGACGTGGGTTTTGTGCGCCTTCCGCAAGTACTTAACGTCGTTCCTATCAGCCGATCGAGCTGGTGGGCGGGTGTTCGAGAAGGTAGGTTCCCGGCGCCGATCAAGATCGGCCCGCGGATTGCCGTCTGGCGCGTGGAGGAGATAAGGGAGCTCATTGAAACCCTCGCCTACTCCAAGGGTGGTGCGAGGTGACGGACTTTGATGAACTCCAGCTTGCGGTCCAGCATCGCGACCTGCTGCGGGCCAGTGCAATCAAACCTGCAGTTGCGCTGGCTCGCGGCTATCGGTCTGTCACCAACGTCTCCGAAATCCGGGACAAGGGCTTCGCCAAGGGTTGCGCGGTTCCTGGTCTGCTGATCCCGATTCACGGGGTTGACGGGACCCTGCGGACATTCCAGTACCGCCCAGACGTACCTCGCATTGACGCCAAGGGAGTTGGAAGGAAATACGAATTCCCGTTTCGGTCCAGGCACTCTCTTGATGTCCCTCAGACAATCAAGCCGCTCCTTGGCGATCCGGGCGTTGCATTGTGGATTACAGAAGGGGCGCGAAAGGCCGACGCGGCGGCCTCGATTGGGCTCGCGTGTGTCAGCCTCGCTGGCGTATGGGGCTGGCGCGGCACAAATGAGTCTGGCGGTAAGGTCGCGTTGGCCGATTGGGAGAGCGTCGCGCTGAACGGAAGACAGATATTCATCTGTTTCGATTCCGACGTCATGACAAACCGAGCAGTGCAACTGGCCATGTCGCGACTGGCTGACTTCCTGAGACACCGCGGCGCCGTGGCAACACCGGTTTATCTTCCGGCCCTCGATGGCAGGAAGGTCGGCCTTGATGACTACCTCGCCTCCCATTCGCTGGATGAGGTGATGGCTCTCACGTCAGGCAACCGGCCGGAGTCACCTGCGGAGAATGCGATGCCATCGGTTGCGACAACGCCCGCGAGACCCCGGACCTTAGCTGAAGTCGAGGCTGTCTTTCATCGATGGATTCCCGACAACGATCCCATTCCCACCCGGGTCGCGCTCGCCACCTATGTTGCCAACCAGAGGCTCGATGGGGATCCGGTATGGACGATGTTCGTCGGCGGTTCTGGAGTCGGCAAGACCGAACGTCTGATACCCCTCGCCGCCATGCCGGATGTGGTCCTTGCGTCCACGCTTACAGGACAGGCCGCCCTGTTGTCGGGCTCTGCCCAGAAGGACCGTGCGAAGGACGCTTCAGGCGGTCTACTGCGGCGGATGCCCTCGTCTGGCGGGGTACTAGTGTTGAAGGACTTCACCAGCATCATCGACATGCATCGGGATGGGCGAGCGGAGGTTCTGGCTGCTCTGCGTGAGATCCATGACGGGCGATGGGACCGAAACGTCGGCGCTGACGGCGGAAAGACGCTGACGTGGACCGGTAGGTTGGGCTTGATCGCAGGTTGCACCAGCGTAATCGACAGTGCTCATGGCGTGATGTCTGTGATGGGCACCAGGTTCCTCTTGGTGCGACTGGCCGCCATACCCGACATCGCTGGCGCTGCATTCGACCATGCTGGTCACGAGGCCCAGATGAGGCAGGAACTGTCGGAGGCTGTTCGTGGCCTCCTCGAGAACCTGCCAGGGGTGTCTTACGAGAAGTCCGAAATTCGCGCGGCAGTCAGCGCTCTCGCCTCCTACGTGGCTCGGGCGCGCTCACCCGTCGATCGGGACCACAAAAGTGAGATCCGCCAAGTGCTTGACGCAGAGGCACCGACGCGCGTGGTGAAGATGCTGGTGCAGCTTTGGCGCGCCGCCGGTCTTTTGGGCATTCGGAAGGCAGACGCGTGGACGATGGTTCACCGAGTTGGGATGGATTCGATACCAAAGCTCCGACGAGTGATCCTGGATCATCTGGCTGAGTATCGGAACGGGTCAAACACAGCAGAAATTGCGGGCAGGATCCGCCACCCCGTTCAAACGACCAGGCGCGCTCTTGAAGATTTGACCGCGCACGGTGTTGTGTGTCGCTTCCCAGGGGGCCCCGGAGTCACGGACTCATGGGAGTTGAGCTTTCGGGCGCTTGAGTGGCTACGGACAGCCATTCCGGTTTCGTCGGTAAAGTCCCAGCCACGATCCCATCGTTCGTCGCCGCCTCTTAATAAATTCGAAATCACCAAAGACGACAAAGCCGGAAACGTGGTTGCAAGCAGCCAGGATTCAGACCTATCAAATCCTCGCCCGCGCTCGTCTTGCTGTCTCGGTGGGCCACCGCGGCTTCGCTGCGGCAACTGCCGTAATAAGCCGCAGCTCTGGCGAATAACAAAGGAGACCCCGCAATGACCATTCTTCAAAAGGCACCCCAAATGCGGCCCCTTACAATCGGCGCCTTCCGGTTGACCGCAGCAGGGATGACTGTCAAAGGCCGGCCCTCATTCGAGGAATACCAGGGCGCGGGTGATTTCATCCGCCTCGCGCATCAGGCTTCTGGCTGGTGGTTGGTCGAGTGGATTGCCTATGGCGAGAGCCGGGAGGATTGGCGCGACCGGCTTGATCAGGCGATCGATGCTGGCGTCGTCAACGAAAATACCGTTCGCCAGTACCGCTATGTGGGCAGGAACGTCCCGGTCTCAAATCGTATTGACGGGCTGCCGTTCGCACTTCACGTCGAGGTCGCCAGTTTGCCGAAGGAGGAGCAGCGTGGTTGGCTGGAGAAGGCCCAGGAGGAGAACTGGTCCACGCGCGAACTACGAACTGAAATCCGGACCTCCAAGCGGTCCCGAGTTGTCGAGGGGCAAGCTCACCTCGAAGGAATGTACCGGGTCATCTATGCTGACCCGCCATGGACATACCGCGATAGCGGCGCCACCGCTGATGGATCGCTTGGCAAGGCTGAACGTCACTACAGCGGCATGTCAATCGAGGACTTGTGCAAATTGCCCGTCGCTGCCCACGCCCGTCCGGACTCAATCCTCTTCCTCTGGGTGACTGCCGCAATGCTGTTGGAGAACCCCGGCCCGCGAGAAGTGATCGACGCATGGGGATTCAAGGCCACGACTGGGCGGGTGTGGAACAAAGTGCTGGGTCTGCCTGGGCACTATGGCATGCAGGTGGTTCATGAGCATCTCATCATCGCCACTCGCGGGGCATGCCTGCCTGACGTGCCGCTTCCGCATGACTCCAGCGTGCTAACGGTTCGTCGATCTGATGAACACAGCTCTAAGCCAGAGGAGATGCGGGCCTTCCTAGAGAAGCACTGGGCTGGTCCCTACCTTGAGCTCTTTGGGAGACGGAAGCGCGAGGGCTGGAGCGTGTTCGGCAACGACGCGCGGCTATGGTCCAAGGACGCGGACACGCAGAAAACGGAGGGATAGATGTCAGAAGCGAGCAGGAGATTGAAGGCAGCTGACGAAATCGTCGGGGAGTTGTTCGAAGTCATGGAGAAAGGGCATGTGTTGCTACGCGACATGAGTCTGGATCCGGAGCTAATGGTCGAAATTCTCGCCGCCATAGTTGTCATCGAGCAAGCCCGGCTCTATGAGGTGCTGACCTGCCCCGCGGAGCGTGCGCGACTGGTCAGCAGGGGGACCAAGATGGGCGAAAAAGTCCACTACGTATTAACTAGCGACTGGCCAGATCAAGCGGCTGATCGCGTTGTGCGTGACGGCGTGAGCGAGCGAGGCGGCGGTGTAAGTCACTAGCGAAACGAGCAGAACAATGGCTGTAAATAACAAGACGAAAACAAGACGTATCGGGCGCTGGAGAAAGGGTGAGACAGGGAACCCCCACGGGCGACCGAAAGGCGCCGTCAACAAGGCCAGCCGCGAAGTTCGGGAGTTTTGCCGTGGCCTGCTTGAGCGTCCCGCCTACCAAAAGCAGTTCCTCGGACGCTGGGAGTCGGGACAACTGCCGCCGCAACTTGAGGTGATGGTGTGGCACTACGCCCACGGCCGACCGGTTCAGGCGGTGGATTTGAACATGACGTTTGACCCAGCGAAATACCTAGCACGTGAGGAAGAGGCCGATCATGAGTGACGACGATGCGCGAATCAGGCGCCGGCTTGAGCGTTGGCGCCTCCACCCCATCACGATGGTGCGGGAGGAATTCAAAACTGAACCGGAGCCGTGGCAGTGCGAGGCCCTCGAAGCGTTTCCCCATGTCGATCGCATGGCGTTCAAAGCGAGCAAGGGTGTCGGAAAAACCGCGACCGAGGCGTGGCTCATTTGGAATTTTCTGGCGACTCGAAAGAACTGCCGCATCGGGTGTACATCGATTACCGGCGACAACCTTTCCACGGCGTTGTGGCCGGAGTTGGCGAAGTGGCAACAGCGGTCGCCGTACTTGTCAGCGATGTTCACGTGGACGAAGACGCAGGTCGTCAGCAAACACTACCCGGCGACATGGTGGGCCCAGGCACGGACATGGCCGAAGTCCGCGAACGCGGAAGAGCAGTCGCACGCACTGGCTGGTCTGCATGAAGACTACGCGATGTTCGTGCTGGATGAGTCGAGCGAGATTCCTCAGGCGGTCATGGCGACCGCGGAGGCCGTGCTGGGGTCAGGTAAGGAGGTCAAGGTGGTGCAGGCCGGTAACCCGACGCGCCTGGATGGGCCACTCTACCGGGCGTGCACCGTCGACAAGGCGCTGTGGAAGATCGTTTCCATCACAGGCGATCCAGACGATCCAAGGAGATCCAACCTTGTTCGGCTAGATTGGGCGCGGCAACAGATCGAGACGTACGGGCGCGATAACCCATGGGTCATGGTTAATGTTCTCGGCCAGTTCCCACCGACGAGCATTAACGCGCTCCTTGGTGTGGAAGAAGTCGAAGCCGCGATGGCCCGGCGCCTACAACCCCGGGACTACGATTGGGCCCAGAAGCGACTGGGGATCGACGTCGCGCGGTTTGGTGATGACCGCACGGTCATCTTCCCGAGGCAGGGACTGGCGGCGTTTCGGCCCGTGGTGATGCGGAATGCACGGACGACGGATATCGCCGCTCGTGTCATGCGAGCCAAGGCAACGTGGGGCTCTGAGATGGAGTTGGTCGACGACACAGGGCACTGGGGCCACGGCGTGATCGACAACCTCTTTGCGGCGGGCCTTAGTCCGATCCCGATCGTGTATTCAGCGAGGGCGTTGAGCCCCCGATACAAGAATCGTCGGGCTGAGATGTGGCTGGCGATGGCAGACTGGGTGCGCGGAGGAGGGATGCTGCCGAACGTGCCGGAGTTGGTCGGAGAGCTCATTACGCCGACGTATACGTTCGTCGGCGGCCAGTTCATGTTGGAGGAGAAGGACCAAATCAAGGTCCGTCTCGGCCGATCGCCTGATCTCGCCGATGCGCTCGCTGAGACGTTCGCCATGCCCGACATGCCTGGCGAGATGCTGCGAAAGCTGCAGGTTCAACCACGTGCGTTGACAGACTTTGACCCGTTTGAGCTTGGTCGTGCCGAACGGGATTTCGATCCGTATGCAGGGTAGGCCTTC